TTTAAACCCGGATGGTGAATTTTCCCTATCGCGCATCATTGACCTTACACATAAAGCGCATCAATATTTCGTTCAAACCGGCGAGCCAAGTATCGCCAAAAGGATGAACGTTCTTCAAAACCTAGGTTTAGCAGATAGTTATAGCGGCATACTTGAATTTTTAGTGCTCTCCCCTGCAGACATCGATGGAAATCTATTTGGAGACCTCGATGACGGCATCCACCGGCTGGTTTACGATGCGAATCTCCACGCTAACGCCAGAGCTATCAGTCAAACCGGCCAGGTTGCCATAGAAAAATATCGAAATGTCATATCAGGCACGGATGTAGGAGCCATTAAACGTTTATACCAACAATCTAGAAATAAATATACGCCTTTATATGGACCTGAAGAGAATACAGTTATTCAACCCGGCCGTATGCAAGATATCCTCCAAGTACTTGATTCAAATATGTATTTTCGTCTTTTTTATGAAAATAATGAAGGCAGCAACACTTATTTTAGATCACAGTTAACTTCTATGGGGTATTTTGCAGGCATGCCGGAAGGTACGGAGCAGGGCTCTGCGGCTGAACACAAGCACCTCTTATTAAAGAACAGTTTAGTTTCCCCCGCGGCCTACCAATCACGAGTTCAACATGTATTAAATTACAATGGTATATACGCCGGCATCGTCGGAGGCCTCAGGGCCCGCTGGGTTCACGCTTTCAATACAAAAACTGACATCGGGGAGTCCCTCAACGCAGGAGTCTTCGAAAGCGCAATCATAGGAGGGAATTTAATCAAGGGCCTTCTGAGAAGCTCAGAGATAAAGCAAGTGGCGCGCCTAGTCGCCAACACTCCTGCGACGCACACCGGCACTGCCATGGCAAATCTCATGGAGAACTCAGTGATTAAAAAAGTATCTTCAGAAGAAAGAAGTTTCCTTATGAATACTAGTGAAGGTGAGGGCTCTTATATTCATTCAGTTCCGATGGCTGAGTATTTTGAGTTTGTTTCTACGAGAGGCACAGGTACAACGGACGATATTCTTGTTAACTGCTTTGACATCAATACACTTAAAGAAGTATACAAAGTCAAGCGCGGCTGGATGACTCAGCAACTTTTGGAGAAAGAAGAATCAAAGGTTATATTAAAATATATTTTCCCAGTAAAGAGGTTTCAAGCGATTTCTACTGTTTTTGCCACCGAAGCTTTGGCGAGTTATAGTACTATGCCGACTATTATGCAGGCTCCCAAGGCGAGCTTGGCTTCTTTAATGAACATTGCAGGGTTAAATCCGAAAGAGAAGAATGAAATATTAAACAGTATAAATCAACCAGAACTGCTTAAGCAGATGATAGACAACAAAGTATCAGACATCGACGCTCTTAAATGTATTGAGTGGCCACAGGCGGGAGAATTTTTGGAACAGTGGTGGAATGCTCTGAAACAAATGATCATAGAATTCCCAGCAATATTCTTCCGCGGTATCGCAAGCGTAGTCGACCCAGCATACAAAGAAATGAAGTTGCATTGGCAAAACTGCGATATAGACAACCTGACCTGGGCTGGTGTCCAAGGCGCCACAACTATTGATGAAAGGACGATGACCGCTGGCCTTATGGGAAGCCCTGACGGCGAAAAAGATAGTACATATGCTATGGTTATTCCGTCTTCTTTGACTGATATTGGTGTCGGCCTTTATCGAGTCACTTCCACACTAGGTTCTGACTCTGCCTGGACGGCGTTCGGAAGAGCACTGGAAAGAACCTCGGGGTATATTTACAAGGGCCCTCTCTCCCTTATGGACGGGGTTTTCGAGTTTGGCGTGCCATGTATGGATACGGGCGGCCAGTGGCCCGACGCGCCCGTCAAACCATGGAATGCAGATCGTTATGGCCATCCTTTGTCTCCACTCACCGCCATAGCGTTATCAATGATCGAGCTAAACGGCGATAAGACTCTTCGCGAGAGATCAGGTTGTCCCAACAACGACGCAGCCCCTAACTCATTTACTGATATAGCTTTAAAATCTTGCGAAGATGCTTCCGGACCTGATGCAGAACCTAAACCTTTTGGGCCGATGCCTCCCCCTGAGGACGAGAGTTAGTGTACAAATCAAAATAATGATTACGAGCACTATTTAATAGGAGAGGAAAAGAAAGCATGCAAACTATATTTAACGCCACTCAAATCCAACCGAAATGGCCATTACGTTTTAGTAGTGTCCATGGCCCTTATGAATCTGTGGCCACCGCGAGAGAATCAGTATTGCAGAACTTTACTTTTCTATTACAAACTATACCGGGCGAATGGCCCATGAATCCAGATCTTGGTGTTGGCATTGCCACCTACCTTTTTGAGAGTTATGGATCCCCCAAGTTAGATGAAGTAGGGTCAAACATATCGAAACAGTTAAAGAAGTATCTACCAGAAGTTCAGTTAGTTAGTGCCAACTTTATACACAGTGACCGCGATCAAGATTCTTTGACTACCGTTCTTAAAATAAAATACTCGGTTAAGCTGCTAGGTATTATAGAAGAAATTGATTTTGGTCTTGACCCGGTTACAAAGACAACAGTTAATATGTCGACTCTAAATTCAAAAGTTGGGGAACTTTAGTAGTTAAACTATATTTATTTTGTTAGTTCACAAAAACAGAAAGAGAAAAAAAGAGCATGACCTCAAAACTTACTAAAAATAAAATACCAATTGATTATACTAGAAAGGGCTTTGGCGAGATAAAAGAAGATCTTGTATCCTATATCAAAAGGTATTACCCGGACACGTATAAAGATTTTAATAAATCGTCTTTCGGGTCCATGATGTTGGATTTAGTTTCGTATGTTGGAGATCAACTACATTATTACTCAGATCACAACGCTAACGAAGCAAACGTTGCCTTCGCGAAAGAAGCTTCAAATGTTCTGCAAGGCTTACAGTCTTTAGGCAGTAAAATAAGCCTAGTGGGTGTTAGCAGTGGCATGTTGGAGATCTTCTTCCCAATTCCTGCAGACTCTTTTGGAATAAACATAGATAAAAACTATAAAATTAGATCTCATGCTGGATCAACTTACAGATCCCAAGGTGGTACCATTTTCACCCAAATCGAGGACGTTGTAATAAGTGAGGAAAACTCAGAGATAATAGGACATAAAGCGACAGATAATAATTCATTGAGCTATTTCCTGTTAAAAACAAGTATTCCTGTAATCTCGGGAGAAGAAAAGGTCCATACAGTAGAAGTAGGCAAATATAGAAGGTTCTTGAAGTTAGAAATTCCCGATCCACACCTAACAGAAATATTAAAGGTTGAGGATTTAGATAAAAATGAATATTATGAGGTTGATTATCTAACCCAAAACACAATATATAAGCCAGTACGCGATTCTGAGATCACAGATACACGAATAGCTAGTCGGCTCAAATCGGTCCCTGTGCCTAGAAGGTTCACATCTGAAAGGTCCCTAGATAAAACTTATTTAGTCTTTGGTTACGGATCGGAAACAGATTTAAAAACAAATTCTGTCTCTGAACCCAGCAAAGTAGCGGCAAAGGTGTCTGCTAAAAGCTATATATCAACTCCCACTTTGGATCCCACTAATCTAATATCCTCTAATAAGTTAGGCGTCGCCCCACAAGAGACTACACTAGCCATAACGTATAGAAGTAACTCCACCGAGAACTCCAATGCCGCAGTCGGGACGGTAACTCAAGTTATCAACCCAATAATCTCCTTTGAGAAAGAGCAGTTGCTGGACACTGCAAAGGTCAATTATATAAAGGGAAACATACAGGTATATAATGAGGAACCCATAAACGGGAATGTCTCGATTGCGAATACAGAAGAATTAAAGAGAAGACACTTAGGAAATTATGCAGCTCAGAATAGGGCCGTCACGAGGCAGGATTACGTCTCGGCCGTCTATTCTATGCCAAACAGTTATGGCTCGATTAAAAGAGCCGCTATACTTACAGACAAGAATGATTTAAGGAGAAATCTTAACTTATATTTAATGGCAGAAAGCGCGGCTGGCAAGTTTGAAGCGCCCTCCACTCTTTTGAAACAGAATGTTAAAACTTGGATTGACTCAGTGAGAATGATATCCGACAGTATCGATATTTTCGACGCCCATATCATCAACTTAGCAATTGAGATTAAGGCAACGGCTGCAATCGGAGCAAATGCTACAGCTTTGATATCAGTGATAAAGAGAAAACTTTATGAAGAGTTGACAGCTATACCCCCAGATATAGGAGAACCGTTTTTAATATCAGAAGTATACAAGATATTGAGAAATATGCCAGAAGTAGAATCCGTACCTCAGCGCGATGGTGTGATTGTTACTTCGCCCGCGGGAACAAAGTATAGTGATTACTCTTATGATGTTAATAGCAATACGTCTCTTGATGAAAGTTACATTCATATACCAGAAAATGCTATATGGGAAATCAAGTTTATTGATGATATCACAGGAACAATAAAATAAAATGACCGTAAAAAGATATACATCTGAAAAAGATAACACTATTGCCGGCGCTTATAGAGAGAATCTATCGAGTTTGTCAACTTTGTCTAATATGGGCGGCTCTGACATCTTAGAAGTCTTTTCAATTTTTGGACAAGCTGCATCCTCTTCCCTTGAACAAGCTAGGGTTTTAGTACAAATTCCGATAAGTAATATTTCAGCAGATCGTAAAAACAATATACTTCCTGCTTCGGGATCAGTTAAATTTAAATTCCGGATGTTTAACGTCGCTCATGGTCAAACCACTCCGGATAACTATCAAATAGCGATACACCCACTGATGAGAAGCTGGGATGAAGGGCAAGGTTTAGATATGGAAAGCTATTTAGATCTAGAGGCTAGCAACTGGAACTCCTGCAGCGCCGGCAACCCATGGCACACTACTGGGTCTGACTTCGTATCAAACACCAACGTCACTCCGGTGGAAGTACCACTACAATATCTCCAATCCTTCGATACCGGTACAGAAGACATAAATGTCGATATCACCGGTCTGGTAGAAGAATGGATAGCTTTCAATGACGACACCGCCGTCAATGCTAGTGGAAGTATAGAATTGGTAGCTAATATGCAGGAGGATGATGCTTTTAGCCTTTATTCTCATGAGGGTGAAAAAATCACCTACACTTTTATTACTTCTTCAACTTACACTGCAGGCAACGGTTCATTTGTAGAAATCGGCGCTGATGCTGCCACTACAGCAGCATCCTTAGAAGCACAAATAACTATAGATTTTTCTTCGAAGATAACAGTTAATAGAAGGGATGACACTCTATTAGCTCTCACACAATCAGTAAAGGGGTTTCATGGAAATACTGTTTTCAGTACAGAAATCCCTGTGTCTCGGTTAGTATTCGTCCCACTTATCAATGGTAGGGGAATGCCCAACCATGGCTTGGTGGTCAAGCTGCAAGATGCTTATGAAGACGGCTCAAAGAAGAAATCCTATTATACTAAGAAGTTTTATTCGCGAGGCACTCATGAGTTCTTTAAAAAGCCACTTATTGAAGCCCAGTGGGATGCATCGAAAAAAGACGATAGAAATCATATTTTAAAATCAAACAGTCTGGTACCAGCCAGTGAAAACTTAAATAATATCTTTCTGTACAACAAGAGAAGAGGCTCCTTCATTGATATTCCGAATACTGGCTCCGCCTTATGGGTTCGTTTACATAGTTCCGGCAATCTAGATCCGTCTTCTCCGGAGGTACTACCTGTAGCCGGCGGCGTCGGGGCTGACAACCGAACTTACGTTACAGCTAGCCGCCAAGAACTTGGAGTATACAAAGCTACCTTTGAGTACGGGGGGAACCAGTCCTTTGTGTATGATGTTTGGGGAACTGCAGTTGATGGAGTGCCCACCACACTTGTTACGGGTTCCGGATTCACCATATATACCATCAAGCCGGATGATTATCACGAATCACCTTCTTATGTTATTAATGTGCAAAACTTAAAAGACTCTTATCTAAGCAGTGAGAAAGCAACGTTTAGGGTATATACCAGGAACAAAAACTGGAAACCAAATGTATATACTGTCGCCACCCAGAAGGCACCTGTTAACACTATTCGCGACATGTTTTATAAAATCACTAAAGTTTCGGACAACTATGAGGTAATATCCTATTCAACAGGTAGTACTCCTAGTTATTCTTCATTGTCTTATGATAACAAGGGTTCTTATTTCGATTTGGATATGTCTCTTTTGGAGCCAAACAATGCTTATGAAATATCTTTTGTTTTTAAAGATGCTTCTACTTACCTAGAGCAGCAAGAGAAATTCAGATTTAGAGTTGATCCATGAAAAAGGAATTTCAATTCGGCGACGCTCTTCACGAACTCACAAACAAGAAACGAAAAAAAATGAGAGGTATAGTAAACCATGCTGCAGCCAACTCAGACAGATATAATAGCATCCTAGAATCCCCGGAATATGCGGAAGAATATAATAAGCTAGTTAAACGCGTCCTGCCGCTTATAGATGTCAAAAATCCAGAAACCTTCGCATTCTATGGAAGTGCCGAAAAGTATTATGAAAATTCATATTCCTATATTTACGGCTCATACCCTTATGATGGTTCCGCATTAGAAAAGGTCAAGTGGTCCCTTTCTGCCTCAGTGCTAGATCTAGCAGTTTTACAACATGAATATCCAAAAGAGGTTGGTTTAGTTAATCTTAGCCCTACGGGTTGGGGTACAGTCTCTTCTACTGCCGGCAATTACGGACTTCCAGCTATACCTGAATATATAAAGTTTTCTGGTGGCCCATATGTGGGCACTAGACTGGATTCGGCGACAAATCGAGAAAGTGGCCTTAAACTGGACCCATCAGCTGGAAATACTGTAGAATTCTGGCTGAAAAAGGGTAGCTATGCATCAACAAAGACCGGCCGGGAAGTCATTACAGATATTGGTACTAGCGATTATACCGAAGGAAGTAGTTCTTATGGCCGTTTCTTGGTGGAAATGTCGACATCAGCCGGCTCCGCAAACCCAATCCTTCTCACCTATATGTCCGGCACTGCAGGTTTCGACGGCGCCCAGTTTACACTTAGCGATATTACGAAGGAGACGATAGCAGACGACAGTTATCACCATTATGCTATCACAGTGTACTCCAGTGGCTCGAATTTGGTGGCAGAACTCTACTTTGATGGCGAATATGATAGCACCATTTCCACTACAGAGGCCCTAGGGCCCGTTCTGGGGTACTTTAACGGTACCATCGGGGCCTTGTCCCAAGCGAAGGACGGTAATGGCGTCATGGGCTCGGGAAAAGCTATTGGCTCCATCGATGATTTTCGATTCTGGAAGGAGAAAAGGACACCAGAGCAGATCGGCTTATACTATGACTCCCCTGTTAACGGAGCCACCGACAAAGAAAACATAAATAATATACTTGGCGTATATTATAAGTTCAATGAGGGTACTACTGACAACACTAGCCAAGACAAGATAATACTAGATTATTCTGGCCGTGTCAATAATGGCGAGTTTATTGGTTATAACGCAGACTCTAGATCAAATGTTTCAGCAATAACTCTGACTAGCACAACAACCGAAAGAGAAATAGGCGATCCGATTATCAATTCTACCTCTTCTCGCGTCGTAACTCAATTAGCGAAACTTACGAATGTAGGTAGAGCTTATGATAGATACAACAACTCTTCACTTTTTAAGAGTGTCCCACAGTGGGCTTATGACACCCCAGCCGGCTCAAATAACCTAGAAAGTGATTTCTCCATCTTGATCCAGGCCATGGCCTCCCAGTTTGATTCAATCCGATTGCTCATAAACGATATCCCTAAGATTAGTTTTCCCCAATATCGCGACTTCTTCTATGCTTCTGGATCTGCAAACTACTCACAAAACTTTACTTCCTTGTTGGGTTGTGAAAAAGATTTCACAAATACCTACAATACATTTGGAGGAGAAGAAAAATATGTTATTCAAAACTTAGTCGGAAGAGGTTTTGATGTCACAGACCTTCCTATTGTGAGTCGGTCGAGTTTAGACGAGTTCTTTCATAATCTTAAGTTTGAAAAGATAGATCAGAAAACTCTCGTCGCGCCGGCTCTAATTTATTCAAAGGCAGACACTATTAAAAACAAGATATTGAACTCTGTCTATGTTAATCTACAATCGATCTACGGAACCAAGGGAACCACTAGTTCTTTTCGGAACCTTATAAGATGTTTTGGTGTAGATGAGAAGTTAATAGCTCCAAATGTTTACGCTAACAACGCAGAGAAAGAAATAAAGAATGAAGCGGTATCCCATGACATAGAAATTAAATCGATATCTTTTCAAGACCTCAACAGGGAAGTCACTTTGCATCAGGCAGCAGACACTGCAGAAGAAAGAGATTATATTGCCGGCCGACCCAGTGGCCCGATGACGTTTGAAACAACTGCTTATTTCCCGTATATCACGCCGTCTACAAGTACAGCAACTACTGCCAATATATTTGGTGTAAGAGGTGTTTCAGGGGCTGATCTTGCTACGACCGTCGCGAACTATCCCGGATTCGTAGTCCAAAGTATCAAATCGGCCACAATCAACCCCGGGGCCTACTTCAAGCTGTCTAGCAAATCTGGAATATTTACGGATCTAACAACCAGTTATTTTAATGAAGTCTATGCAAACAAGCCATGGCATCTTGCAGTTAGATTTTCAGAGGATACAGACAATCCGCTATATAATACAAACAATCGAACAGATAAGACATACAGAGTCGAATTTTCAGGGTACCAATACGAGCTAGATGTGTTAACCGCACAGTTTAATATGTCTGCCTCTATAAATTCAACGAACTATCAGAATTTCATAACAAGTAACAAGAGTGTTTTTGCTGGTGCAGAAAGAACAAACATAGTTGGATCTGTACAAACTATTTCAGACCTCAAGAATATCAGCCTTAGTGTCTGGGATGATCGCCTAGAAACTGAAGAAATAAAAGAGCACGCAAAAGAGATTGATACCATCGGCCGAACGCTGGCCATGTCCAGAAAGGATAGTAACGAGGGCAGTTCTGTGCTTCGTGGGGACAGCCTAATCTTGAACTGGCAGTTTGATGACGTAACTTATAACAGTGATACCATTCAAATAGAAGATCATGCTAGCGGCTCCGCGGAATCCCTTTCTCGCTATGGTAGTATAACTGGATATAAGTACCCGGCCGTTACCACTACCGTTCCAGATATGACAGGGATAATACAGCAAGAATTCTTGAGTGCTCTTAAGTATATAAACATTGATAACTTTTATTCTAAGTCAAAAGTAGAGATAAAAGACAGAGAAATAGAATCATTTCAACTAGATAGCAGACCTGTCTCCTCTCTGTATACATATGAGAAGAGCATGTATCAGGTACTCTCAGCTGAAATGCTTAAAATGTTGGCCGGCGCAGTTGCCTTTAACAACCTGATAGGCCAGCCAGTATATAAGTATCGACAAGAGTACAAGTCACTAGAAAAATTGAGAGAGCGTTTCTTCTCGAAGGTTGAAGGCAAGGTTGACCTTGAAAAGTTCATAGAATATTATAAGTGGATCGATTCTTCATTAGGAAAGATGTTACAACAACTCCAACCGGCCACAGCAGAAATGAATCTAGGTCTAGAAGATGTCGTTGAAAGTCATGCCCTCGAAAGGAATAAGTACCAGCACAAGACGCCCAACTTTGAGTTTAAAGACCCAAAGATCGAAGGTCAGATTTTAGCAATCAATGAGCTACTATATGATTGGGAACACGGCCATGCCCCACTCTCTTTGGACGAAGCCGATAACTGCCTCTGGTGGTCCGATAGGGCAGAGAGGGATGGCATACTATCTGTTTCATCAAATACAGACTCAGATCGCGAAACTCAAAGGATAAGAAGGAGTTCTGTGGTAAGCGGATCAACCTATGCCCTTCGCCGCCTGACACGCCCTTATAGTTTAACTTCAGCGCGCTTACCTGTCATAGAGGTGGGATCAAACAGAAACGCGAGTAAGAATAAATCATTCTATAAAATTATAAACTCTGGTCACGAAATCAAACTAAACAAATCAGATATATATGAGTTTAAGAAATGTTCAGATGTTTTAAATCCACAGAAGGAAAATATCTATACCGCAAAGACAAATACTACGAATACGGAAGGTTATCTAGACGCTGACGCTGATATGATACTCCCCTTTAGTCTCTACAGTTCTTCAGCCGGCCAAGATTTTAGTGATTTCAAATCGAATCTTTCGATAACAAACAACCATGATGATGAGAGAGGTTCTTTGCAGGGCCCCTTTGCTCGCGATAACGTTGGCGGCATGCCACATCGAAGAGTCAGGCTTGGCGCGGTGTACAAAGACAGGCCAGAAGCGTATATACTTTCTGCCACCGCAGAGACTTTGACGCTAAAAGAAAATAAGGGCCCCTTTGTGGGTCCACGCTCTACTGTTAGCCGCGGCTTGCAACGTCCTTATAATATAGCGAACATCAATACTGATCTGACCAGTGGCCTTGCTGGTAGAGAAGGAAACTATGAGAAAGATTATGAAATAGTTATGACCACAGGTCGCCGCCTTAACAACGGATATCTGGCAGACAGCGGAAGTGTTATCATTGATCCAGTATCGACGAGCCAAATAGGCGGATTGATTGACTTTACAACACCAGTAAGGGGGAGAAGGGAGCATGTAATAGTCAACCAATTTAGTTCTCCTGGTGGCCCAGAGACACAGGGTGCTTATGGCCGAGACAAAGAGTCTGCAGAATATTCAGTATATAACACTTTAAACTATAGAAACTTAAGTATTAGAAATCCTTTGAATCTTTTAGAAAAAGAGAGGGCTCTTACTCAAGGTTACCGCTCAGGGTCTACAACTCAGGCGTCAATGCACATGACGAATAGAAACTACTTTTATTCTACATCTTCAACGGCACAAGTTTCCAAGGCTGACAATGCTTTTATACAACATCCAATACCACAAAATGATTTTGGGTACTCTTGGATTACTGCCAGCGCAACAAACACAAAGTTTGATTTTGTTAATAAAAACCTAGGCCTAGGCCATCAGCATGATTATGCAAGCGGGAGCGCCTCTTCGATTTCCTTCCTATCACAAAGCTTGTATGGCAGTTTTCACTATAGAGTGGGCCCGTCCATACCAAGTTTCATTATCTACTCTGGCCGTGTTTTTGGAACACTGGGTTCCAGAGTTTTCGATTCTATAGAGGAATACCCCGAGCTATTTGATTTCAAGAGTTTTGTACCGGTAGATTTTCTTAATTTGAATACGATTATACAAGAGCCAGTGAATACAGAGACAAATACCTTAGGATACGATTCTCTCGAATACACTGACGCTTCGGGAAATATAGTTTCTGCATATGATGGGGGCACCTATACTACTTTTACTCAGGCTAACATCAAGGATTCAAACTATATAAATCAAACATTCGTTGGGGGCATCCCGGGGTATTATTACGGGGAAACAGGAGCCGGCGGCGAAGGCACTGTCACAGGTTTTGGAGATGGCCTTGCGACCTTGTTAAACTCCATCATCCTTAATCGCCAGGGCCCTTATGGTTGGCCGTCATGGAAGCAGCTAAGGGGTGGAGAGCACCCAATAGTAAGGGCCCATAGGAGGTCTAGCACCTTTTCGCGAGTATATGAAGGCAATCTCAGTACTGGCGCCATAGTGGCTAGCCAGAGAACACCCTCGATGAACTATGGGGCATCGCGATTCCCGACTATATCAGATGTCTACGAGCGCTCCTTGCTCCTAAATAACAATGATAAATATGCCGCCGGGACCTCCACTGGAAGGATAATCAAGAACTATATCGACCCAATAGCCACAAACCGGTTTTGTCCAATATCGATTACTATTCATGGGGTCCATGCGCCTACTTCCCCATTGGGCTCGGATAGTATGGAATGGACACGCGGCCAAGACCCCCGATTGCCTCACTTTTATAAAGAAAGGGAGAATGTTAGAAAACTAAAAGAAAGGGAGAGAGAGTTAGCCTGGAATTTGGATCACTATTACTATGAATATCTGACTCAAGTTGCTGAAGCTGGAAGAGAAGACGTGAATCTAGAGCATTTAGGGCAATATTTGCCGGCTTTTGGTAATGTCAATATCAGAAAGACATATCAAAATGACCTTACAAGTTACGCAAATATGGAAATAGCAGAGGACACGAATCATAATGAAATAAAACATCATGATTTTATCCCTTTTATGAAGAATATTATTGCGGAGAACATGCTCGGCCAGAATAAGCTCTTAGAAATAAGCTATATTGAGAAGATATATCCAAGAGAAGAGAGCACATATAAAAAATCAGTGAGAGAAAGAGAGAAGTTTGACTTTCATGGCTGGAAATCTTCTCGTTCTAGTAGGGAGAACATCCTAGTGGGTAATATCACATACTCAAATAGTGCCCTTTTGAACAGTACAGACCTTCAAGCCTTCAAGACTATCACCGCAGCTGATCAATCTGACTATCGGAGTTCTTTCTTGGGTAGTTTCGATGCGGTCGACCTCCTCGGCGCCCAAGAAGCATTGTTGCATATAACTGCCTCAACTTGGAGTTTGGATGGCAGATCGGATTTCACCCTCCGCCCGGTCGAGATCGGTAACTCTTATTTCAACAGCGGGTCTTCAGCTCTGACATCAAGGGATCAGGGAACAAGAGGAGAAGGAATACTACAAAACGATTTTAGCACTTTTCCTTTAGGCTATAATAGCCTGCATGGCACTCCACCTTTTTCATTAGTATATAACCGCAGAATACCGCAGACGGTTGGCGCACCCAGGTCAGCGGACCTATCCCGCAACACGAGCGCTCCTACCTATCTCGCCGGAGAAGCAAAGTGGGAGGCCGCCTCGTCTTCACTTGGTCCTTTTTATGATTCATATGAAAAGTACTCGGAAGACATAAAGTTTATAGCACAAGACCATTCTCTAGTACCAGAATTTAGAATCAGTGAGTTCGCAGAAGATATATTGACGGGTGAGAGGGGTTACCCAAATATTGGAGATGATTATCTAGCTATTACGGGCGCCATCTATCAAAACTCTTCTGGTGAAGTTGAAGCAGGAGGCCAGTTCTTTAAGACCTATTCAAATAGTGATTTCTTGAAGTACTTTTCCGTTGTGGACGAGGAACTAAGAGAGGGGCAATATCCTATCTCCCATGCGCGCATGACACTTAAATGTAAAGCAGCAATGAAATTCTTGCCATATAGGGGCTTTTATCCCGCAGAAAGAAGTGTCCAGCTAGCTGAGTTATTCCAAAGAAACTATTTAGGCGCAAATACTCTAACTTCTGAGCACATTCAAGTAGACAAAGGATCTGATATACCAGAAAATGATGTCAGAGAATACGTTAAACTGAGGGCCAACGCTTCTAGATTCAATGCTGGCAAAGCATTCTTTGGACCGGGAATACTGTATAACTCAATAAAATCGGGTGTTGCTGTTGATTATCCTATATTTCAGACGCATCTTACAAGCGCGCTCACAGAGCTGCCCGAAACTGTCCCGATACAGAGTTACACTGATCTTTATATACATGCAACTTCCTCCTTTACTGGTTCTCTAATAAACGGAACTGTCGACGGCGGCATACCACGTCTTAAAAGTAATGTCACGAAGAGGATTAGTTTTGAGGATGTTCTGAATCCCGTAAACATATATGATACAGAAATGCATGACAACGAACCTCACCCAAGTGCTAGCTTATTGTACGGCACTACAGCTTGGAATAAAATCATTGAAAGACCTTCTCTTTTTGGCAAGTTCAATGAGAAGGATATGGAGTTTAGACTTGGCGCTAAATTTACAAATCCCCGCAACGCATTTGCAGTCCAGATCTCGCCCTATACTTTGGCTGTTCAAAACTTTGCAGCCGAGACCGCAAACTTCTTCTTGGAAGATGGTCATTTAACTACGGCCATGTCCAAACCGGTGAAAGAATTCTTTAAGGAAGGGTCGACATATACAATGCGTGCACACATTACAAATGTCGACACTACGATGTATGATAGGCACTCAGCATTTGGGCCCCCTGTTGATGACGGCCATGGCGGCGTTGCTTTAACTGTTCTCACCCCTGCTACTAACTTGGATTTGCCTGCACCTATTGGAGCTAGGGCAGATACTACTTTTGGCAACCCCAGCGGCTATGATTTATCTTCTGTCACCGGAAGCGAGCACATGCCGAAACTAGTGTTGACTAGCGAGTCCGGGGTCGAAAGCACATTTGCATTTTATGATTCAGATAACTCAAAGGGGTCGTTCTCTCATCTTAACACTCCGAAGTTCAACTATATTGATACTAAGACTTCAGCCCCCGACATCGCTGATCAATTTTATAGTCGTCTTAAAAAGATAAACGACGACGACCGCGGTTATAAACCGAGTTCTTTCTCATCCGCTTCCGTGGGTGTCTTGTCAACTATTCTAGGTCCAAGTGGCAGTATTTCTTCTATAAGAACTGACTTTGGTATAACTGCTGAAACAAATACGCTTTATTGTATAGGGCAGAGCCCTCAAACTTCTGGATCAGTGTTTTCAACCACTTCTCCGGATCATAATATGAAGCTCCATGACCCAGCCGGCTGGGTGCCGTGGTTAATGCAAGCGACAGCAAGCGCTCAGTTGCCGAGTATCCAATATACTGTTGGAGCGACCACGCATACCTTTAAGTTTTATGCAACTTCTTCTATCAACACGCCATGGGCAAGTAACACAACTTTTATAACGGCTAGCCTTCGCGCCAACTCTCGCGATACCGCAGCTGTGAACTTGTGCCACTCTATTAACGCAGTATCTGGTTTTGGTATTACAGCCACTGCCGGGACCAACGGCCTAGGCGAGATTAATACTGTGCTGGTCGGGACATCCACCGGGGTCGTTCCTACCTTGTCAAACGGGTCTGTACAGGCAACCCCGGTCTTTATCTTCGACGAGATAATGAATAATCACAATATACAGCTTACTGGCGGTGTTGTTGCACACACTGCTTCATACGAAACTACCCAAACAACTTCTGTGACAGAGCATGGCTTTGCGCCTTATGTACCACCATTCTTGGATAAGAATGCAGATCCGTATGTTGAAATTTCTTTTGTACCATCTGCTTCTCGTGTATACGGCGCAAAAGAAATCATTGAGAACTCTACATTTACTTATCATAATTTTCATACGGCACCTTCAAACGCCGGAACAAATCAGAATTATATTAACTCTATGTCTCTATCTGCTTCTCTTAACCTAGGAATCTGTGTTAAACTAGAAGCGGACAACGTAGAAACAGTGCTTCATGGTTCTGGCTATTTGTCTAATGATGATCAACCCGCGGAAGTAGGGTTACCAGTCGCCCCTGTCAGAATCGATCCAAATCATGACTTTTACAGATGGGTTATTCAGACAAAGTGGGAAACCCCAGTATTGGACTTTACAAATGTCACAGCTTCTGCTCTAACTATTGCAGGGGATGTCCTGCCTGTTAGCGGTTCTCCATGGAAAACTAGAACTTGGGATGCCTACTACCACCGCGGCCAAGAGAACTCTGCCGCCACCGCAGGATCATTTATAACTGGTTCAATCGGAATGTGGCATCAAAAGGGTACATTTCCAGGTATGGATAACACAAACGCCGGCACCAATAAAAATAAGGGCTATTTCTTAAATATAGTTGATGTCCCAACCGCCGAAGGCTCCCATGGTCTAGCCGGCAAACTTGGTTTCAGTATCGACAGAGAAAAGAATATAAATCAACGCGGTATTAAAGAGGCCAAACTATATCGCCAACGTATCGGAGCCATAGAAGATAAAAAGGTTATTAAGGAAGCTATAGTAGCGATTCCTTATATTATAAGAACAGATCTTAGGAATGAAATACAGTTTGTTGAGTTCAATGAAGACTTTTATGACAAAGCTAAAAACACTGTTGCCGCCATCAAAAAAGAGATCAGGGATGTTTCGATATCAGATAGAATAAATACGATAGAAGAATATGAAAGGTTAAGAGCCAAATATGCAGTTCGCACAGGAAATCTGATTAGTGACTCACCCGTTAATGCGATTGAGTACCAGCTGTTCATGATGGAAGAATATATCTTACCTCCAGATCTCGACTTCTTGATGTCAGGTAAAACACCTTATATGATGTACTTTTTCCAGTTTAAAGCCTCTCTGGGCAAAGATGACTTAGGAAATATGTGGCAAAATTTGTATCCATCTTCAGCTGACAGTACAGCGACAGCTAGATACTCGTACACAAACAAGTCATTCGAAGGAAGATTTGGGTTTGAGAATGATGTATCCTATGTAAGCCATTACTTAGATACTCTTAGTCTTATGGGAGACAGCTTATCACCCGTTGAGAATCCTCGGAACTTGTTTTCTCCTTTAGATAAAAATCAAAACACTAGATGGATGATTTTTAAGGTTAAACAAAGAGGCCTCACAAGTCTAGAAGAGGTTAGAAAGAGATCGATCGACCCGAGAACCTCGAACATCCAAGAAATGGAGTATTTAAAAGGATCCCAATCGTCCTTAAGCCAGGGTTCATTGTACAGCGGACTTCCAGGCCGCGGCCGGCCCATAAACAAACTGCAGTTTAACTGGCCATATGATTACTTTTCTTTTGTGGAGCTAGTTAAATTAGAGACTAAGATTGATAGTTACAACCATATCCCACCCGCTGGCGCCCCCGGACCAATCAATGCACCAGTGGTGGGCAATATCCCTGGTAGTATTAATGCTCCCGGGTCAAAGATAGAGGAATAATAATCTAAAATGGCTTTTTTTGATAAAAAACAAGAAGTTATTGACATAAAACTGACTCAATTCGGCAAGAATTTACTTGCAAGGGGCCGTTTTGCGCCAAAATATTACGATTTTTTCGATGATGATATACTTTATAATGGCGAATGCGCCGGAATTGTGGAAGAACAGAACCGCACAGAAGAGAGAATAGAAGAAAGTCAGAGATTAAAGACGCAACATACGTCCATACCGTTAAGCAAGACACATGATCAGAACGAAAACCCTGCAAATCCGGACTCTCCGCGAACAATGCCAGAGATAGGAAGAAGGCAGGAGCCACATATAGCTGAAAAACTGCTCAGATATACACTAAAGGAGTCTGTCCTCCACTCTTCTACCGCCCCACACTTCAATTTGTCCATGACTGGGCCCTCTTTTGTTGATATAAAGGATGATGCATCAGTGGGAGGTATAGAGCTTCCGATACCACAGCTTAACTTCACGTCTTCATATGAGCTGAGAGAAGAAAGAGTTAACACAATAGAGGTTCCAGAGCACATATTAGACTCAGAAAACTATATTGATCTAACTTCTGACATCGTTAACTTTTTAGACGGCTCTAAGCTAGAGATCCGGTCCCAAGAAGTAGTGATTGACTTGGAAGAGTTCGGTGTCGACTACTCTCTAGACAACTTTGAGTTCGAAATATTCGAAATAATAGAAGAAGGTGAAACAGAGCAGTTAGTAAAGCTTGAAAAGAAATCTGAAATACAGAAATATTTTGATATAAAGGTTGACAGTATGGCAACCGAGACAGATTTGCCACCAAGAAACGGCCGCCGC